CTTTCGTAGATTTTTGGCTTACGCTCTGCTACGTGATGAGCACCATCCAAGTCAGTAAACTTCAACTTTTCTTCACTCACTTTAACGACTCCTCTAGTTGCGTGTAGCCTCCAACCAGCGCATCATCTTTGGTGATGATTGGGACACTACGCATTGATGGAAAATTCTCCATAACAAACTCTCTAGTTACATCTGTGCCAATTTTTACCTCGGTAAATCCCAACCCCTTCATTTTCAGGAGAGACTTGGCTTTTACGCAGTAGGGACAATCTGGCTTTGTGTATACTTTATACATCATAATTCACCTCAGTAAGTAAGTCAAGTCTTTTTTATAACACTCGACTTTCCGATTTTACAACTAATCCACTCATTATAATAATCATCGCGTTCCAACGCTTCTCTTTCGAACAGGTATTTAGCCTCAGTATAGTTTGTATCACCGCGAGTTTTGCATAATTTTAAAATTGTTCTTTTGAAATTTTGCTCACCCAACAACTCAATATCTTTTTTCAGGGACGGTGATGAGCCGTAGTAGTTTTCCCAGTCGGAAACCTTACGTGTCTTTTTCTTTTTCCCTTTGACTTGTTTGTACGCAGCGCGTGTAAAATACTTTCGCCCAATGTATCTTTTGGAATTCACCAGACATTCAATTTCGTAAACAAATCCATAATAACCAGAGGCATCTTCAATTGTAAATTCTCTGCCTTCAAACAACCACATCAATATTCATCATCAAACGGCTCGACCTCTTCAGTCCACTTTTCTTCTTCCTCTTCAGGATCTTCTCTTTCTAGGTCAGTCGCGCCACAAAAAGGGCAAAACAAAATCTCATCATCGTCATCTACTGACTCTGACTTGATCTTAAAATCTTTCTCGCATGACAAACACTCATGCCATTGCATATATTTCTCCTTACAAACTAAATCCCTTGAATGTGTTTTGATCCACATCTTTTTTAACACCACCCACAATGTAACTTGTTATTTCAGTTTCTTGCGGGGCAACTTGAACCTCTCCACCACTGATCCACTTTTGTGTCCATGGAAGTGGGTTGGTTCCTGTTTTGTATATATTATCAAGACCTATTGCATGTAGACGTTTATTACCAATCCATTCAATATAGTCACAAAGTAGTTTCTCATTCAGTCCAATCATTGAGCCATCTTTGAACAAATATTTTGCCCATGTCTTTTCTTGTTCAACAACAGACTTGAACATATCCAAAACTTCATCCTGCGTTTGGGCTTGAATTTTTTCAAATGCTGGATCATCTTTTGGTAAAATCTTCAACAAGTGTTGCGTTGATGCCAAGTGGACATTTTCATCGCGGGCAATGAACTTAATGATCTTGGCATTACCTTCCATTTTTTTCAGTTCAGCAAATGCCCATGAGCAAGCAAACGATACGTAAAAGCGGATACCCTCAAGTGCATTAACAGCATTCAAACAGAGCCAAAGATCCTTTTTAGCCTGTAACAAAGTCTTATCATTATTAATTACGTTGTCATAATACTTGCTAATGTCTTTTGCGCAGTCTACAATTTCTTTAATATCCAACATTTCATCAAACACCTTTGACGGGTCTGAGTAAACGTTTCTAATGATATGGGTATAAGAGCGCGAGTGAATTGTTTCGAAAAACGACCAAGTGATAATCCAGTTTTCAAGTTCTGGTAGCGAGGTTAATGGCAAAAGCGCAGCAACAGGAGCACGACCCTGAACTGAGTCAAGGAGGATTTGACGCTTCAAGTTGCTCGTGAAAATATGTTTTTCGTAATCAGATAAGTTTTTGAAATCTTTTGCGTCGCGTAAAAGGTCAACTTCCTCAGGTCGCCAAAAGAATCCAAGTTGTTTATCAGTCAGTTTTTCGAAAATTGAATACTTCTGTTTGTCATAACGAGCAATAGAAACAGGTGCCCCAAAAAATGCGGGCTCTTGGGTTGTGTCAATTTTCTTTTGGTGAAACACGCTCATGATTTATTCTCTTCAATATTGTATTCAAAACGATCGTCATCAGACAAAACCCACTTGGATGTATTTTCGACTGACCACATATTTGTTCCTAGTTTACGCTCAATAACATTCTGACCAGGTTTAGTGACAAAGGACGGTTCAAAAGCACGGATACGATTATTAGGCTGTATTGCGAAATTTCCATTGTCCAATTTGATAAAATGACCGCACTTATGCTGTCCAGGAACTTCACTAAACCCTGTGTCAAGAACATTACGATCCTCCTGTGACCAATCAAGGGTGAACAAGTATGTACCCTCATTCCACTTTTTACTTCGGTCAATGTAGCGCATTCGTTTATTGATCAAAAAGTCGAACTGTGTAACTGAAATATATGGGCTGAAACAGTCCCATAAAACTAGGTTATAGAGTTCTTCTTGTTGAGCACCCTCCTTATGACAAAAGGCATGGATCGGCATGCGGAACCAAACCCCCTCATCTTCCATAATAAAATGAAATAAAGGTACGCGGTGCGGCACCGACGCCACGCCGAAAATAAGAACTGGAAGGTAGAAGTCTTTTGACTCATCCCACTCAACCCTATTTTGTAAAAAGTTAGATCTAACAAAACACTCTATGGGAGGTATGTTAGCGTTTAAATATGCCATATTATGGACGACTTGGGTAAAGACCTTCTGTGGCAATTAACCACTTTGGTTCATTGTCTTGCCATTCGCGCTTACCCTTTACGACAGGCACAACACCAACAGCCTCTTCAGGCGACAAGTCGACTTGGTATTCAATTACATCTGGACGGAGATCTGGCAATTTAAAATTGCTCACGCCATCACCGCCATATTGAACACCAAGTATACTAAACAATGCTTGATTTTGCGTTATACTTAATGTCGCTCCATTGCAGTAGAGATAACCGCGTGGCGCAAAATTACCAGCAAATATCATTACGCTTCCGAGTATCGGATCATTGTCCATTTTTTCTCCTATTTCTTTTCTCTAGCAGCCAACATTTCAGCCTGTGCTGATATGTTTTGTATATTTACTGACATATGTTATCTTCCGATTCCAACCAAACGATATTTTGATATGCGACTTTGACGCTCTTCAATACATTATTTTCTTGAACTTCGATGTGCACGTCTTTGTCGCAACCAATGTTATATTTGGTATACCAAAGCACTTCATAGATTTTATCTGGATTTAATTCAGGACAATTATATATTCGCGCTTTCATTTGATACCTCAAATTTTACAGCTGTCGCACTCCGAATCAGACAGTTCGCCTTTACCGATTTCTGGAAGTGACTTGATTTCCATTTCACCAGAACCGTCGTAAGTGTTAAAATAATATAACTGCTTACCACCATACTTATAAAACATAAGCACATGTTTAATCATTTCTGACATAGGTATTTTTTCTTCTTCATAATAACGTGGGTTGTATGAAGTGTTGACGGAAATACCTTGGTCAATAAACTTTTGGAGCACTGCGCAAATTTTTAAGTAGCCTTCTGGTGACTGTTGATCCCAAAGTAGTTCATACTTATTCTTCAATCTGCCAATCGCTGGAACAACCTGCTTCAACACGCCATCCTTCGACTGCTTGACTGATACAAGACTACGAGGTGGCTCAATCCCATTTGTTGAATTTGAGATTTGAGCAGATGTTTCGGATGGCATAAGTGCCATCAGTGTAGAGTTGCGAATACCTGTAGCCTTGAGTTTGGATCGGAGACTATTCCAATCCATTTCATACTTTGGCTCAACGAGTTCATCAACTTCCTTTTTGTAGGTGTCAATAGGTAAAACGCCATGGCAATATTTTGAACTGTCACTTGCTGGGATTTTACCACCCTCTTCAGCCAAATCAGCAGACGCCTTAATCAAATAATACGACCAAGCCTCGACATATTGATGGACGAGTTTCAAGTCAGGGTCGCTGTAGTTGGTGTTGTTTTTTGCAAGCCAGTAGGCAAAGTTGATAATACCAACGCCAAGCGGTCTACGATTCATAGTGCCAATCTTTGCGGCGACTACTGGGTAACTTTGGTAATCCAATAAGGCATCAAGTGCTCTCACCGCAAGGGCGCAAGGCAACTCAAAGTCCTCTGGCTTCTTAATCTTACCCCAGTTGATAGCAGCAAGTGTACAAAGACTGATCTCACCTTCATCATCATGAATACTACTCAATGGCTTTGTTGGAAGATTAATCTCACAGCAAAGGTTACTCATGCGAATAGGAGCCAAGTTTGGTAAAAATGCCCCATGGTCATT